CGTGCTCAGGATGGCGGCAGACGTTTTGGTGAGGGAGGCATCGTAGATGTCTGCGGAGGCAGTGTTGCCCACAAATATTGCGTGGTTCCCGACAGTTGCAGCGGCGCTGTTGTTTTTCGTGCTGCTCAGAGCGGTCGCGGTGGTGCGGGTGAGCGAAGCATTGTAGGCGTCCACTGTCGTACAAAAACTACCGGCTCTTCCGCCAGCGAACAGTGCGTAATTGCCTGCGCTTGCGCCTTTCACATTCGCTCGTGCAACACTCAACAAAGGTGCTGTCGTGAAGGTGAGTGAGGGATCGTACGCCAGCACATCGCTCGTCACGTTATCTTTATTTACTTGACTGTAGACCGTCCCACCTGCGAACAGCGCGTAGTTTCCGACGGCTGCACCTCCGATCGCGACTGTGACGCCTATTATGTGGGCGGCACTGCGGGTCAGAGAGGCATCGTATGCATCCACAGCGCTCACGAGATTTTCATAAAAGCCCAATAGATTATATGACGATGCGCCGCCAGCAAACAGCGCATAGCCGCCGACAGATGCCGCCGCATGACCGCACCGTTTGCAGCTCAGCTCTGTCGGTGTGCTCTTCGTAAGGGAGGTATTGTAGGCATCCACGGAACTGCTGACGCTGTAGCCAAAAGAGGACTTGGAGATATATCCACCCGCAAACAAAGCGTATTTGCCGACGGTCGCGGCCCGCATATCATACCGTGTAGTGCTCAGCGCCGTAGCCATCCCGACCTTTTCCAGCTCTGCACTGTAGCACAGCCTCGCCTTGCCTCCGACACCGATGTACATCTTCTTGACCTTGCGGGCCTTACCGCCGATGCCGATGTAGGCTTTTTTCATCTTGCGGGCTTTGCTGCCAACGCCCACATAAACTGCTTTTGCCATATTCAGCCTCCTTACACGTACACGATGAGCACCTTGTTGGTGGCAAGGCTGCTTCCTACCCCCGGGTCGGTGGTCTGGGCGGCAAAAGTCAGGCCATTGACCGAGTTGGCTGTGCCGCCCGCACTCGAAGACCCGGCATAGTTGTGGGTGTGGGAACTGTTGGCTTTGCCGTTGAGTTTGGTGTTCATCTCACTTTCGGTGTAGTACCGGTCATCGTGGGTGTGGCTTGCGTTCGCCTTCCCATTCAGCTTGGTGTTCATCTCGCTTTCGGTGTAATACCGGTCGTCATGGGTATGGCTGGACGCCGCCTTGCCGTCCACGATGCCTTTCAGCACCTTGCCCTGATTTGCGCTCAGACTCTGGTCGGTGGCCGTGCTGGTCAGGTTGTCCTGTATGCCGCGCCAGGTGTTGGCGGTGGGCGGCGTATAGCCCAGCGCCTCCGTCACGTTGGCTTTGGTGATACTGATGGTGCCGCCGGAGTTCGTGATGTTGCTGCCGGTCTTCACGCCGCCAAGGACGCTGGCCGTTGCTGTCGGCAGCGTGTAACCGCTCACACTGCCGCCGACCGATATGGGACCCCATGCCATAGGTCCATCCCTCCTATTTCACAATGTAATAAACTGCCGTGATGGCAGCTGTCGGCGTCTGCTGCGCTCGCAGCCGCAGTTTTCCTGCAAAGCTTTCGGTCGATGTGAGTCCTGCCGTCAGGGCGGTCTTTGCACAGGTCGGTGCTACCACTACGGCCACACAGTCGTTTGCCGTCAGGCCGGACACCGGGATGTCCAGATAATACGGACATCCCGCAGTGCTGTCGCTCGACCAGCCGCTGGCCGGGATGGTCAAAGACATGATGTTCACCTTATCTGCCTTTGTCTTTCCCATCTCTTCGATGCTCTTGGAGGCCGTCTGAGCCACCAGCGCGATCCTGTCCAGCAGCCGGTCCACGGCTTCCTTCAGATGAGCAAGCGTTATCCCCATCTTGTCCTCCTTTAAGAGCCAAACAGTTCATCCAGCATCGCGTTCACTTCGGTGTCGGTCGCCATGCTGGCGGTGATGCGGGCGTCCATGGTCTTTTCCATGTTGGTCACTTTCTGCTTGTCCGCGCTGGTGTAGTCGTTGGTCGAGAGACCCTTGCCGGCTTCCTTCTGGACATAGCCGCTCAGATCCACTTTCCAGTCGCCCATCTTTTCCAGCACGCCGTCGATGACCATGTACTCGTCGTACTTGTCGGAGGTACCGGCAGTACCCTTCGGGACCATGTAGATGTACTGTGCAGCGTCTGCCGCCTTCAGGTCGATGTCCCCGGCCGAGGCGACGATCTTGCGCTTCAGGTGGTCTGCCGCAGCGACAGCTTTGTTGATGGCGGCGGAGACTTCCGTCTCCGTCTGATATTTCTTGTCGTTCGTCAGGTCGCCCACCTTGGTGGGAGCATTGGTCTCCAGCGCAGATACGCGCTGGCCGAGACCGTCCGTCACATTCTTCTGGCGGCGGCCCAGCTCCTGCAGGTCGCGCAGCGCGGGGATACGGGTCAAATCATAACTGGCCATGTGTTTTTTCCTCTCTTTCTTTTATCCATTAAAAATTTCGTCAAGCATCCTCTGCACTTCTTCAGCGGATGCCTGCTGCATCGATGCTGTTCCCTTTGCAAACAGCGTTACAAAGGCACGGATGTTCACCTTCGGGGGGATAGCAGCGTAGAACCGCACACCGCCCTCCACGGTCTGAAGCACCGTCGCAAGGTTTGCCTTTTCGACCTCTCCGGCCGTGTCCAGCGTCAGGGTCCCCATCGGGACGTAAGAGCTGTCGCACCCCTCGATGGCCACGTCGCAGCTGTACCAGTACCGTCCTACGGACTTGGTCATCTCTTTCCAGCCCGCCGCCGGGATGGTCAAATCATAGCTGCGGTAGTAGCCGCCGGTGTAGTCTCGCAGCGTGTCGGTCACGAGATCCTGTACGCCGTCGTAGTAGCCCTGGATGTCCTGGGCTGTCTTCTTTGCTTCGGCGGCAGAGCTGGCCGCATCCGTTGCTGACTTGGCAGCGCGGGCGGCTGCCCCTGCTGCGGCATCTTTCACTTCCTTTACCGCGCTGTCCTTTACTTCCTGAATGGCCTTTTCGGTTTTTTCCTTTGCGCCTGCTGCGGCAGCATCCGCAGCCGCAGACGCCGCCGGGCCGGCTGATGCCTCCACATTGTTCAGTGCATCCGTCTCGGCTTTGCGTATCTCCGTTACAGCCGAGTCTTTTGCGCCGATGGTGTTTTCATATGCTTCATTGGCCTTTGCGGCACTCTGTCTGGCGTCCTTTCCGGCCTGCCACGCCTCGTCCTTTGCCTGCTCCACGAGGGCTACCAGCTGTTGCCATGCAGGCACCGGCGGTTCGGGGATGTCCCCCATCGTGCCGCTGTTCATGGCCACGCTGTACTTGATGTCCGCGCTGGTCAGGGTGCGGGTTCCGTCGCTTCCCTCAAAGACGAGCCTGCCGCACCCGGGTGTAGAGGTCACGATGGCGGGTACTTCTATTTTTCCGTCCTCCACGAGCGACGAAAACAGCATTCCTCGCTCTGTGTGCCACAGCGCCCGGATGGTCATTCCCTCCCACTCGCCGGTCTGGGCGATGTTCAGCCGGTATATCCCCCGGTTCCTGCTATAGCCCAGACGCAGCTGGTTGTCACAGCCCGATGTCCGCGCCGAACCCGTCGAGGCGAGGGAGATATTGCGTTCTATCATCAGGAGCTCTCCTTCCAGAGCTTTTTCAGCTCATCCACCGCGGGCTGCATCTCGCTGTTCTTGTTCGCCGCCCGCTGCAATATCTGCACCAGCAGCTTTTTCTCTGCGCCAGTCAGCGACGTTCCCTGCATCTCTCCCTCCGCCATCTTCTGCGCCTTCTGGGCGCTGGCTGCAGCAGAGTCCGCGCTTTCGCGGGTGTTCTTTACGGCTTCCAGCATCCGCGCCGTCAGGGCGTCCAGTGCATTATCCGTGATCATTCTTCTCTCACCTCCACGATATTTCCCTTTGCGTCGATAACGGTATTTCCCGGCAGTGTAAAACAGGGGTGCGTCCAGCACCTGTAAAGGTCAGGCCAGCTCATGTTTTCCGGTTCGTTCACCTTGTATCCGCCCCAGTTCAGCTTATCCGGTGCCGTCAGCATCTGCGCCCACACCGCTTCAGCGCACTTGTACAGATACTCTTTCAGCGCACTTCCGGTCAGGCCGCTGCCGTAGTCGTTCAGTACCGGCGTCCGGGTCCAGAGGCAGAAATGGAAATAAGTGTTCGGTACGCTCCCCGCCGTTTCGGCATCCGCCGCCAGCAGCGCCAGAGCAAGCTTCTTTGCATCGGCAAAGGTCGAGCCTTCCAGGTGGTAGTATTTCGGGCTGCTGGCCGAAGTGTATCCGTATGACTCGAATCCGAACTCATAGCACGAGGGCAAAAAGACCTTCCGGCTCAGCGTGGTCACCGTGTGGCTTCCTGTATAGCTGCTGCCGCTTCCGGAGTAGCCGGGCGTGTAGTAAAATTTTGTCTCCGTCAGAATGTCTTTCAGCGCCTGTGGGGCGTCCTTCAGGTATTCGCTGTTCAGGTAGACGTCAATCAGGCTGTCGGCATACGTACACCATGTTGTGTTCCATTTTTTCCCGGTGATACCGTGCCGCCGGGCAAGGAGCGTCCGGCCTTCGCCGTTCAGCTCTTTCTCGTAGTCCTGCGCTATGACCATGAATTCTTCCGCCGCTGCCCCGTCCTTTTCCACCAGTTTTGTCACCGCTCCCACCGCCAGTTCCTTCAGCATCGGGAGCTTCGCCTCTGCCGTTATGACGATGTTTCCCGTCACATCGGAGATGGAGACGGTCATCTTTTTCTCGTTCCATGCGGTGGCTGTCACGTCTTCGCCGCCCATCGTTACCTTGATGGATATGAGCCAGTATCCCTCGTTCAGCGTCAGAGCCGCGGTGTACGCCTTGCCGCTCTGGACGACCACGTCCGCCCGGCTCGTGCTCAGCCCGTTCAGCCGGTTGGATACCGCATACATCACGATGGCAGGTTCATCCCCGCCGCTCTGTCCATTCTTTTCCACCGTGACGCTGCACACGGCGCTCTTTCCTCCGGCGGCAGCAGTAATGATGCAGCTGCCGTCCTTCAGGGCTGCCAGCGTGTTCACGGCCTTTCCGTTTTCTACGGCGGTCGTCTGGTCTTTCATCACGGCCAGCGCCGCATTGTTCGTTGTCCAGCTCACCGCTGTCACGGTGGACTGGGTCGGCGTCAAAGTCGCGGTCAGAGTCACAGACTCGCCCTGTTTCAGCTTTACGGACGGTTTGTCCAGCGCCAGCTTTTCCAGCGATACAGCCACCGACTGCACTCTGCGCTGCGCCAGCTTTCCGCCTGCGATGGCCGTCAGGAGCGCTGTGCCGCCTTTCACGGCGGTCAGAGTATTTTCCCGGAGCTGCACGATGCCTTCCGGTTCGGCCATCCACTCCACGGTCTGAGGTGCGCTTCCGGGCAGCACCGTGGCTTTCAGGGGGCAGGACTCTCCCACTTTTATGCTCAGCTCTTTGCTGTCCAGCCGGATGCTCTCCACTGCCACCGGCTCTGCCTGCTCCGGCGGGGGGCTGTTCCAGCGCTGCTTCAGCTGCGCTATCATGTCCCATGCGCTGGCGTCGGAGTAACGCATTCCGCTCAGCGCTTCAAGCAGCAGCGCGTGTTCCTTTGCAGCGCATCGGTCGGCCACCCACTGCCGGTATCGGGCGGCTCTCTGTGCTTCCAGCGCTGCCCGGGCTTCCTGCTCAAGCACCAGCTGTAAATATTGATACCGCAGCGGCATCGCCGGTCCGTCTGCACCAGTTCCCTCGCCGTTTTCCAGCGTCTGGTAGCACACATATTTCCCGGGCATGGTCATCTCGCGCCTGCCTTCGCCGTCCGTGGCCATCAGCATCCAGAGGCCCTGCCGCGCCGTCGTGAAACGCCCGTCCACCGGAGCGTTATTATTTCCATCCAGCAGCATCGGCTGCGGCACAGTCCCGCCCTCCTGCTCGATGTGCAGCGTCACGGCCATACCGGCCCATGTCTCCGGCAGCACGAACTCGAGCTTTTCCACGTATACGGCGCCCACGCCGCCCAGGTACAGCGTCTCCGGCTCCGCCCGCCAGCTTGTCCCGCAAAAATGGTCCTTCACTACTCTTACTTTCACTTTGAAGCTCCTTCCTTTGAGAAAGGCTCCCCTCGCTAGGGGAGCTGCTTTGCAGCGCCGCCGTCAGGCGGACTGCAAAGCTGAGAGGGTTCCTTCCGGTCCGCTGCCGCTCTCAGTAGGGCAAGCACTCTATAAAAAGCCTACCACGTCCCCCGCTTCAAAACTACTGCGGACTTATTCAAACAAACAAAAAGAGCAGGCGCCCTGGTTCATTACCAGAGCGTCTGCTCTTATCTTATTTCACCCCCTCCCACCAGTTCTTCTCGTCCTTCGCCTTCTCGGCCTTCTTGTCCGCATCCTTCACCCACTTGGTAAAGTCCTTTTCCTCGTACAGCGGGTTTTCGTCTGCGTCCTCGAGGGCCAGCAGTTTCTTCTCCAGCTTCTCCCGGTCCCGGTCGTTTCCGGCCAGATACTCCTCCTTCACCGCCTCGGTGATCCTGCTCTTGATGCTGCCCTTGTCCTTGCCTGCGGTCATCAGGCGGTCAAGCTCCTCCTGCGCGTCCTTTGCCCGGCCATTCTCCACTTCGTCCAGGAGCGCGTCGTATATGCTGCCGTCCTTGCTGCCCGCCAGCAGTTCGTCCGCCTTGCCGTCCACCGCCTTGTTCACAAGGTCGATGAGCTGCGCCCGCCGGGCCGCGTCCGTTTTGCCCTTGGCCCTGTCTGTCACAGGGGCGACGTCCAGCCCCTCCCGCAGCTTCTCAAATACGGCCTTTCGGGCCTTTTCCTCGGCCCGGGCCTTCCCGGCGTTCCGGGCCTTGGCCGCCGCCAGCACGTCGGCGTCGTACTGCTTCAGCCGCCTTGCCAGCTCGCCGTCCACCTTGTCCGTCTTATTCATCTGTTCCAGTTTCTTCATCGCCGCCGCAGCCTCCTCGCTGTCCCCGCTCTGGATGGCGTTGTACAGCCGGTCGTACTGCCCGGTGGCCGAAGAGGGCGTGGAGTCAAAGCTCACTTTGCCCTCTTCCTTCCATTTCTGGAAGCTGTCCATCCATTCGTTCACGGCCTTGACGTACTTCTTCACGTTGTTGTAGGGGATGCCCTCCAGCATGGCCAGCTGGCCCACAGCGTCTGCCCACGCCCACCGCACGCTCTTCTCGTACTCCGCAAACTCCTCCTCCGTCATCTCGCTGGTGTCCTTGTCCAGCAGGCCGTTCAGCTTCGCGATACTCTTGGTCATGTCGTTCACGGCTGAAAAGCCCGTCATGCTGATGGTGTCGTAGCTGCCAAAGCTCTTTCCGGTCAGCACCGTCTCGGTGGCTCTCCACGCCTCGCTTCCGCCGGTAAAGTTGCTCACCCCGCTGTTGAAGAACTGATAGATAAAATTGCTCAAAAGGCTCCACCCGGTCATGTCGCCGTTCTCATCCTGCAGGTTGCCCCACTTGTGGAACAGCAGCTTCACCCCCACGCCCAGCCCTGCGATCAGGGCCGTCTGCACGATCTGGCTGAAGATGGCGTCTGCCCGCCGCTTCTTCGCCGTCTCCAGTGCCTCCTTGTTGGCTGCGCTGGGGTCTGCCTTGTACCGTGCCGCCTGCGCCGCGGCGTCCTCCAGCGCGCTCACCAGGATCTGGGCGTTCTGCTGGCGCTGGGTGCTGAACATCATCAGGAACTTGGCCGCCTGGTTTTTCGTGCGCTGAAAGCCAGTCCGCTGCATGGCGGTGTAGTTGGGCTGGGTCCGCTCGATCACCCGCTGGTACTTCTGCTTCACAGCCTCCCAGTAGGCCGGGCTGTCGTAGACGGCCGCCTCGGCGTCGAACTCCTCCGGGTGGCTCTTCACATACTCCATCGCGCCGTAGTACAGCGCTGCTGTCGTGATCTCGTCCACCTTCCCGATGCTTCCGCTGGTAAAGTCGCCAATGGCGTCTGCCGCCTTCACACCGGCCCGCACTATGGCGTTGTCTCCGTTCCGGGCGCTGTCGTGCAGCGTACCCACCACGCCCTTCTCGGCGCTCCCCAGCTCACCCCTCCGGCTTCCCCGCAGGCGGGTGGGCAGCATCGCGTCGCCGTGCTCGTAGGCCAGCTTCTCGATCTCCGCCAGCTTGCTCGGCGAGACGTTCTTCACAAATTGCAGTACCGACTTTCCCGTGCTTCCCCAGCCCAGCTCTGCGGCTGCGGTCGGCAGGCTGGCTGCCTGCAAGAGCGTTACGTTCAGGTTTCCGGTCAGCACGGCAGCGGCGGCATTGCCCCGCAGGGTGCTGCACAGCCGGTCGAACACCTCGTGGTCGCTCTTCGTTCCGCACAGGTCGGCCAGCGCCTTGTTCAGGTAGCTCCGACCCGTCTCGCCCCATACCTTCTCTATCTGGCCGTACAGGCTCTTTCCGCCCTGCATCGAGTTCAGCACCTTCTCGGCGTTCCGCAGCGGGATGGCCATGCCCGCGTACTGGGCCGTGTTCTCGATGCTCTCCGCCGCCTGCCGCACCAGTCCCACCAGCTCCAGAGGCTTCGAGCTGTTCACGCGGCTCTGCAAAAAGCCCTCGCTGCCCACGCTGTTGTCGTACTGGATGCCGGTGTTCTGCTCCACGTTGGTGTTCCGGTCAACGTGCAGCCGGATGTAATTGTCCACCCGGGCCTTCTTCACGCCGGAGAGCGCAAGGCTCGTTTCGTTGATGTACCCCTTGGTCAGCTTGCCCAGCTCCCGGAACGCCGCGATCATCTTGTTGTCGTACTCGGTCAGGTTCTTTTCGATCTCCCCGATGATGTTGGTGCGCAGCGCATCCTCCCGCTGGCTCACCTCGTAGGCGTTCAGCTTGTTCCCGCTCTCGTCCACGGTCACAAGCTCGCCCAGCTTCACGGTCTCGGCCCGCTGGCGTCCCGCGCCCTTCAGGCCCTTGGTGGTCAGGCTCATGTCCGCAATGGTCGCGCCGCCGTGCAGCAGGTGGTGCATACCCTGCCGGTTCTGCAGCTGCACCCACAGCTCCGCCATCACGTCGTGGGTCACCAGCCACGGCCTGCCGTCCTCGGTCTTCAGTCCGATGTCCACCAGATCATGGGTAAAATGGTACAGCTCCTTCTCGTGCTTCGGCCCTGTCAGGTCGGCAAAGATGGCTTCGCCCTCGGCGGTGATCCGGCTCTTCCGGGCCTGTCCATCGTTCAGCATCTGCCCCAGCTGCTCCATAAAGCCGCCGTGGACATAGCCGCCAAAGCGCTCAAAGTTCCGCTCGATGTTCGTGGCGTTTATCCGGTACACGTCCCGCACCGCACGTCCCAGCTGGGCCAGTACGCCCTTTTTCTGCTTGGCGGCCACCTCCTTCAGCTCACCGTGCAGCCCCTCGGCAAAGTCGTCGATCATCACGTCTTCGATGCTGCCCAGCATCACGGCCTCGTTCTTCACGATGAACATGGTCTGCTCCATGATCTCCCGCAGCCCCCGCAGCTCCTCCACGCTCAGCGACGCCATCGCACCGTCCCGGTAGGCCTGCAGGTCTTCGTTCAGCCGCTTGAGCCACGCCCGCTTCTCCGGGGTGTCCTCCGGCAGCCACTTGTCCGCCTGCTCGATCTGCCCCCGCAGCTCTTCCATTTTCAGCTGCCGGTTCTCGTTCACGTCGGTCAGCCAGTCGTCAATGGCGTCGGCCAGCTTGCTGTTCTCCCATTCCAGCGCCGCCCGCTCTCCCATCTTCATTTCCCGGGTGATGCCGCTCTTCAGGCCGTCCATCGCGTCCCGGATGCTCATGTCCGCCGGCAGCGGGCCGTAGATGCCGTTCACCTCGGCCCGCAGCTTCTTCGCCGCCTCGTGGTTGCCGATGGCGTCGTTGGCCAGCATCGCCACCGGCCGCACCTTGTCCACCAGATACTCCGGCACATAGCTCTTCTCGCTGGGCTTCTCGATCATCCGGGTCAGCTCGCTCGTCAGCTTCTGCACGCTCCGCCGGGTGTTGTCCATCTCCCGGGCATCCCGGGCCTTCTGTACCTGCTTCAGCCGCTTATCCTTTTCCAGCTGCACCCGGGCCTCCACACTGGCCTTCTGCTTTTTCGCAAACTGCTCCGCCACTTCCTTCCGGTAGTTCGCTTTGGCCGCAGCTCTCCGGTAGGGCTCCCGCAGGTCGTCCTGTGCTTCCCTAGCCTGCTGCGCCGCTGCGATCTGGGCCTTGGCTCTTGCTTCCAGCGCCTGCTGCCGGGCAATGTCCCGCACCTCTTTCCGCTGCTGGGCAAACTGTTCCCGCAGCTGGGCGTTCTCGCCGATGGCCATTTCCGGCGTGTTCATGTACCGCTGCCAGATCTGCATAGCGATGTCCTGCTTCGCCCCGTCCCAGTCCTCGTCATAGGCGTTCTCTAAGGTGGGTCTGATGGCGTCGTGGGCGCTCATCATGGCCTCCAGAGCGTCGGCGGCGCTGCTGGGCGTCTCGGCAGGCAGCAGTCCCGCGCCCAGCGTCTGCAGCTCTGCAAAGTCTCCGTCCCACCGGCTGGCCTGTCCGTCCTTGGTGTAGGTCAGGCTCACGCCGTGGCGGGCCGCCTCCTTCCGGGCGTTTGCCCAGCTGCCGTACCGGTACAGGATCTCGCCGCAGGCCGCCGAGCCTTTCTCGAGCTGCATACTCATCTTGTGCAACTCCGGGTATGCCTTCCACAGCTCGTCGTTCCGCTTTGCGCTCTTCTGCATGATCTGCTCGGCGATGTCCATCACAAAGGCGTTGGCGTCAGCCCAGTCCACCCCCTTGCCCTGGCTCAGGTAGTCGCTCAGCGCACCCAGCCGCTCCGTCAGCCACTTGGCGCTCACCTTGCTGCCGTGGTCAGCCCGCACAGCCTGTGCAATGCTTCGCAGGCCCTCTTCCGACACCCGCTTGTTCCCGCCTGTCTCCACAGCCTTCCGGACCGTCTCCATCTGGGCGGCCACGTCCCCGAGGCCGCTGCTGTTGGTTGCATCCCGGCTGTCTGCGTCCACCTCCAGCTGGTATTTCACGGCTGTTTTTTCCGGGTAGAGCTTCTGGGCCTCGGTCTCCGTCACGGCCTTCAGGTAGTACAGCGGTCGTCCCGGCAACGGCTCGGCGGTCACGGCCTTGACATTTCCGTCGGCATAGTGTAAAGTAGCTTTAGAGCCACCGCTTGCGAGGGAGAACGGCAATCGTAGCCTATTACCCCTCAGCCAAGCGGCGGTTCTTTTTGTGTCCGGGTCAACATAAAGTATCTCGCCCTGTACCACCTTTCCGGTTCTGTAGCTTTCGTGGCCGTATGCGCTCAGCACCGCGATATTATCTACCACCAGACCATTTCTATCCGTCGGAAGCAGCTCCAGCGACACATTCACCGGCTTTCCGGCCGCGTCCTTTACATCGCCGTACATGAATATCCGGCTGGCATAGTCCGCATTCCGGCTCGTATCCGAGTGCAGTACAATGATGGGATGCTCCAAAACCTGCGGAACCTGTTTCAGAATTTCTTTGGTCATAATGGAGCCTTCTCCAGTCGCCGCATTGTGATTTGCGATACTGTGCTTGTTCAGTATTTTCCGCAGCTTTCCAGCCTGCCAGAAAATATCTTTGTCTTTCACACCGATGCTCTTCAGCACTTCTGAAGTGCTGCCCACCCGGATAGCATATCGCTTGGTCGAGTCTTCGTCCAGCCCCTCGATGGCTTTCTCAAAGCCGACATCGATGGAGTATTTTATCGCCGCGTCCTTTGTTTCAGAGGCTGCGGCGTTTTTGCTGCCCTGCTTTGCGTCGTGGATGGATTCCCGGTACTTTTCGCCCGCTGTCATCTGATGCTCAAAATACAGCGCACGCAGATCCCGCAGCTGCTCCTCCGTCAGGCTCTTCGCAGCCTTGGCGGCGGCGTTGGTGGGCTCTTTTTTGAGGAAGTGCTCCACGTCTGCCAGCACACTCTCCAGCAGGTTTTGGATCTTGTCCATCACCTTCCCGATGATGCCCCGGGCGTCGGCGTTCATCCGTGCCTCGGCCGCCTGCTGGCGCACAAAGTCCCGGAAACTCTCCGCCGTGCCGAATACCGTCTCCATGGCATCGGCGGTGATCTCCTCAAGGGCCTGGTTGTAGGTCAGCTGCTGCCCGGCCTCGGCGTACTTGTCGAGGTAGCTCTGGATGAGCTTCTCGGTGCTCTCTGCGCCGCTCTGCTGCACAAGATAGTTCAGCAGCCGGTCCATCACGGCCTGCCCCGTCTCGGCGCTCCACTGGTTCAGCGCGTGGAACGTCTCGTGCATCACCGTTTCACTGCCCGCGTCTCCGGCAAAGAACATCTCGCCCGCAGCGGCCTTGATGCAGCCCTTGGCGTTGTTCTCCAGCCCCTGCATCATCCGGTGGATGGCCGTGCCGGTGCTCTGGGCCGTCAGCTTCAAAAAGGCCTCGTCTGCGCTCTTGTCCCCGCTCACGGCCTTGTCGCCCCGGTATACCGTCCCGGCGTCCGGTCGCACCGCGCCCTTTCCGCTGCCCAGCTCCCCGGCCTTGTGGGCGTTGTAGACTTCGGCCTCGCCCTTGCCCTGTAAATAGGCCAGCTTCAGGGCGTTCTCGCCCTGCTTGCCCAGCGCCAGCACCTGCCGCACTGCGCCGCCCATGCTGCCTTCCGGGCCGGTCAGCTTCAGCGCCTCGGCAAAGCTGCCCACTTCGTTCACGCCCATCCGGTACAGTGCCTTCGCGGCCTGGGTGTACACGCCTGCACCGATGCCGCCGGGCATATTGTCCACGATGGTCTGCACGCCCTGCGTGCTCACCCTTCCCGCCCGGGCCAGCTGTGCAGCCGCCGCTTTCTGCTCCCCGCTCGCCCAGCTGCTCGAGTCCAGCGCACTCTCGTCCGCCGTCAGCGTTTCCTCCGCGTAGCTCCTGCCATTGACAGCCCCGCCCTCCGGTGCTATATTGGTCTTGGCAGAGGGTAGATCAGCTAACGTCTCGGGCGTATCTCTGGGGTCGGATGCGGCATCCATAGAGGACTGCAACTCCTCTGCTGTGGCGGGAGGGTCTACGACTACGTTTCGGACGTGAACCTCAGGGTCGGACGCGGCACTCACGGGGGATCGCAAGCCTTTCGTCACTTCTGTTAAGTCCACACCGTTTTTCGCAAGATACTCGGTGACAATATAGTTCGTGTTTTTCTTTGTATCACAGACGGCTTCCACGACAACGTGGCTGCCGTCTATTTTTTTCTCAAAGATAACGACAGGAGCACGTTTACCTTTGTTCGTCATGTACCCATCTGCCCGGTCTTTTGCCAGATACGCATTGTCAAAATTGTTCAGCACATACGCCGCCCGGGCCACGTCGGCGCTCTCCTTCATGGTTCCGTCGGCACTGCCGTTTCCCCCTGCGTGCCGGTTGGTGATGTGCTGCACGGCGTTCGAGTCCATCAGGGTGCGGTCGCCCACCTTCTCGAGGCCCGTCAGTTCCATCATGGCGCTGCGCATCCGGTCGCCCGTCTCGGCCACCACATACGGCTCCAGCTTCTCGCCTGCCCGCACCCGGTCAACGTACTCCGCCAGCCCCGGGTCAACGCTGTTCTTGTACTCCTCAATGCCGGCGTTCTGGGCCGCTGTATGTACCGCCGGGTCATCGTTCACAGCTGTCTCTTCTGCCCGCTGCATACTTTCAGTGGAGTTTCCTTTAAGAAAGGCTCCCCTGATAGGGGAGCTCCGTTCTCGCGCGGCGTCAGCCGACGGGAACGGTGAGAGGTTTTCTTCCTGCCCGCTGATGTTTTCAGTGGCCGCAGGCGAAGCCGACTGAGAGGGCTCTGCTGCCCGGGCCTCCCATTCCTTCTGCCGGGCAGCGGCCCGCTTCATCCGGTCGTAACGCTCCGCCTCCCTGTCCAGCGCTTCGCTCATGCCGCGCAGCCTCGTGCCGATCGCGCCGCCCAGCGCGCCGGATGCACCGCCGGAAAGCCCGCTTTCCAGTGCGGTGAGGAAGGTGTCCTTGGTAAACAGATTCTTCGCCGCCTCGCTGTCCCCCAGCGCAGCGTCGATGGCCATGTCGGCATAGGTCTCCGCAAAGGCCTGCATCGAGTTGTCGATGCCGCCCGAGATGGCCGCAGCCACCGCCGGGTAGCGCTTCGCCAGCTCCGAGCTGCCCGCCAGCCCCTGCACCCAGTCCGCGATCTGCCCCGCCAGCGTGTCCTTCGCGTAGTCCGAGCCCATGGTCTTTGCAAGGTCAGCCGCGCCCACCGAGTTGATGGCCCATCCTGCGCCAAACTTGGCGAGGCCGCCGCCCAGTGCTTTGCCTGCGCTTTCGCCTTTTTCTGCGCTCTGGCCCATGGCCTCCGCCGCGCCCTGGGCGCTCAGCATAGGCAGGATCCACGCAACGCCGTCGCCGCCTGCCGCAATG